GTAACCAAGAGCGTATGCAATATGTGTGTAGCGAGTTGTGAAACCTTGGATCTCTGAATCGTACTGAACGCCTTGACCTTCAGACTTAACAGGAGCCAAACCGAAGCCAGTAACTTGTACGTCTTCTTCGTAGTTTTGATGTGAAGATTCACGATCGAATAGAGCATTGTACTCTTCTGGATGTTCGTCGTAAACTTGACCCCACCAAGCCTTAATACCAGGCCAGAGGGCTTTTGGATGTGAACCGGTTGTAATTACGCCAGCCATTATTTATTCCCCTTTATTAAGCGCCAAAGGCTTGTTTGTATTGATGCTTGTTGAATACAACTAAAACATCGTTATATGCACCAGGTGCATTGTCAACTGCTTGGAATAGACCAACTACTTGCAACATGCTAGCAGCTGTAGCAGAGCTATCAGCAGTAACGTATGTAGAAGAGTAAGGTGCAGATTGAGACAATGTAGATGTTTGATCAGCAGTAATAGTAGGAACAGCTGTAGAACCAACTTTAGTATCAGCAGAAGCGTTAGCTTGTACTTTGAATACTACTGTAGGATCTGTAACAACATACACGTATGTATATGAACCAGATGATTTACTGATGTAAGTTTTAGTTAGGTCTAGACTAGTTGCAACAAGTGAAACACCTGGGTTAGCAACACGTACACCAACAATAACGCCCAAAGGTACGTCTGTAGCGCCAGCTTTAGTAACAAGAGGTACACCATTAGCATCGTTACCAACTGCAGACTTCACGATATCGCCAATAGCGTATGTGTTAGAAGCATCGTTAGCGATAGCGTATAGTTGGCCTTGTTCATTGAACGGTGCGCCTGTGATTGTGCCTACAGGCGACAATCCAAAAGCAGCATTTAAATTTGCCATTTATAAACTCCAATAAGAATTAATATTTAATACCAGCATCGTAGAAGCCAGTTGAGTCCACGTCCCCAACTTTACCTTTACGAATAGAGGCATCTGTTTTATCATTGCGTCGTTGGATCTCAGCTTGGTCTTCTTCCCACCAGTCTTGGCGGATCTTTAAAAGAACCTGCTGTAAAGGATGACCTTGATCATTCTTACCACCAACAACACTTACTCTATCTCCAAGATCAACGTTACGGTTTGTAACATTAGTCGATGCATAACCTACCTCTTCAGGAGAAACAAACTCCCATCCAGCATCTAAAGCTGCCTGGATACGTCCAGGTTCGTCGTTAAAGAAGTACAAGTGATACCCAGGGATCTGGTGTCCTACTTGCAGTTTGCCACGGGTTCCGTTAAACGCCCCACGATTGCGTCGTTGACGTACTGGTTTCTCGGTAGAACCTGTTGAAACATTTTCTTCTACAGCAGTCTCAACTGCTTCGATTGATTTACGCTTTGCTGTTGCCATTTTCTATCTCCTGTTATTCTGCAAAGTAATCTGCGACATATTCTTCTTTTGTCATCAGACCTTGTTTAACGAACCTATCACAAGCTGCTTTAGCATCACTTGGAAGTGCGTCATATGATTGCTTACTCTTTGGTGTTCTTCCTGATGGAGATGTACCAGCACCGTCCATAGGGTTTGCTACTTTCTTTTTACCGAACTTCTCAGGTAGCGTTGCTGCTAACTCTTCATCCAGTTTATCTAAGAAAGCTTGACCGACTAGTTGTGGGTTCTCACGGCGTAATGCCTCACCCAAACCATTTGCAATACCAGTTGCACGAACATCCTTACCAAACCAATCATTCTTATCAAGCCATGCTTGTAAGGTTGTATCTGGTTTAGTTTCTGGTTCTGGAGCTTTAAGTTGTACCTTAGCAGCTTCTTTTGTTTCATGTAGTTCTTGTTTAAGGGCATCTTGTGCCTCTTCAATTTGATCTACACGTTCACCATCGCCTGAACTAATAGCTTCACGTCTAGCGGCTCGTAGCTCGCTTAACTGATTCTCTAAGTCCTTGGCTTTACGTTCGTACTGTTCCTTTTGGAACTTCTGAAACTCTTTGGCAGTCTCTCTTGCTTCTTCAGCAATCTTACGTGCCTCTTGCAACTCTTTAAGAAGCTTCTCATTGTTCTTACGGACAATAGGAAGAATCTCACGTCCACGCTTTACAAACGTCTCAGCGTCAACCCAATCAGTTTCACGTCCCCTAAACTCTTCTTGACCTACCCAACCTTGGGCCCTTGCTTCAGATTCATAGTCTGGAGTTTGTGGATCAACTGCTGGTTGATTTCCGTCTTGTTGCAAATTCTGTTCGTCGCTCATTTTAATCCTTTAGCTAAATGTGGATCAACTAAATCCATGTCAGGATCTAAGATACCTGTAATGTCATCATCATTGATCATTCTATACTTGTTACCATCTTTACCTACGTACATAAGTCCTGCATACTTAGCAAAGATAATCTTATCTCCCACCTTGAATGGCGGCTCGTCATACTCACCTTGAAATGCTAGATCACCAATAGCAACAACCTCACCGGTTGTGTTTGCCATCTGTTCTCGTTCACTCATCTCATCTGTTGCAAGAATAATACCACCAGCACTCTTGTTAACAACAAACATTGGTTTAAGTAATACACGATTTAGAATTGGTTTAATTCCGCTTACGTTACTCATTCTTTATTTTCCCTTATAGAATTCATCAAGTCCTCATACTCCATACCTAATATCAAACCAAGAGCTACTGCTCTACCTCGGAGATTTGCATCATCCTCAGTACCAGCTAGTAGCATCTCTTTAAGATATTCACGGTCGTTGAAGCACGCCTTCATAAAGGCTTTAGTGACTCGATGTTGTCTCCATTCCAGGAACTCTGGCTCAGTTACAACAATCAATTATTACCCCTCACTTGGTTCTTTATCTTCTGCAGTAGGTTCATTCAGCTTCATCATTAATTCGATTGACTGCATTAACCCATCTTGCTTTGCCTTAGCCATTGCAATCTCAGCGTTCATAGCTGCGATCTGATGACCAGTTGACACACCACCTGCCTCTTCCAATGCACGGATAGCTTCCGCTTCCATCTTATGGATCTTGGCTTGATTAAGCTCTGCATCCTTCATTAGCTTCAATGTACCAAGCTTCTGTTGAAGTTGGCGATCTGCTTCTTTAGACTGCATGCGTAATTGTTCAATCTGCAACTTAGGATCCACTTTAGGTTTAATAGCATTAGGCCCTTTAGGATCTGGAAGAAGAGATTCAATCTCACTTATCTTCCAAGCTTTAGCATACAGGATCTGTGCCTGTCTAATGTTAACGCCTGGAGTTGTTGTTGCTAACTGTAACATCGCTTGAGCTTGTTGCATCCGTTGGGAATCAGATACAATGTTAGGATCAGCGCTTGGCTTGATATCTGTAGCAGGACCTGTATAGTCACTAGCGAAGATATTAAACTCTCCGTTGTCACTATCAAACTGCTTCTCATCTTCCAAGTACAATTGATTCAAACGATATAGTTTCTTGAATTCATCTTTAAGACTTCTGTAGGTACGTTTAAAGATACCAGAGAAAATCTTCATACCTTGCTCGGCCATTGTACGGGTTGTTTCAGCTGCAGTATTCTGTCCAGGGTTTTGACCTACAAGAATATCTACAGAACCACCAATACGTTCACCATAGTTAATTAACATACCTAACAATGTAAACAAAACATTACTTGGTTCACGAACTGGTAAAGGCACAATACCTTTACGTAGATCATCACCAGTAGTGTCTACATGTTTCCATTCCATAGGTGCGAAGTTACTATTACCACCTCTTATTTTGATTCCTCTTGATAAGAAGCCGCCGGCTGTGACTGACATTGTACCAGCGTCAATAAGCTGGTTAAGTAGTGTATCGATGCTTTGATTAAGGGGTCCCAAAAGAACTCCAAATCCCAAGTCATAAAATCCTCCGTCAGGTGAAGGGATGAACGGGAACTTAGTAAAGAAAGTTTCCGGTTTAATATAAAGGATCTTACCTTTATCATCTCTCTCAATCTCTGTCTCGAAGTATCTAGCTACAATACGTAATACTTGTTTGTTAGATCTATTAACCCAAATGATATACGGTTCAGCATATCCGTCTTGGTCAAAGTCAATCCAACAATGTTGTTCTAATATTTCAAATGGCGTGCTCTCGTCTACTGACTCTGGAGCATCCATACCTTGTGACTTATTGCGAGTCTTAGTTAAACCAGACTCAGGAATAGTTCTTGGTGTTTGGTCATGAAGCTTAATAAATAATCCACGAGCATTACGTTCATAGAGTTCATTCTTAGACATATGCTGTACATGTGTAACACGTGGGGCAGTATCTAAAGATTTAGTCCAATAGTTAACTACCAAGTCTTGAGCTAGAATGTATTCTGACTCAGGGCGTCGCATTACTGGATGGTAATATGTTTTCTTAAATGCACAACCTACAATAGGCTGAGTAATAAGAACACGATCCATTTCTGATTCCCAATCATCATCCTCTTCCAATAATTGGTAAGACATATGATTCTCTACACGTTCTGCTCTTGCCTCTTTCTGACCATCTGGATCAGATCCAATCACTCTACAACGCACAGGTGTTTCACCGTTAACTAGAACAGGATAACTACGTGCATGATATTGTAAAGCTGCAATTGTAATAAGAGGAAACTTAACGTTAGAAGCACCAGGCCATGGGAATGATTTAGCTTCAACAACTTGCAAAGCAAGCTTCATAGCATCTTCAGTTTTCTTTTCCCAAGCACTACGAGATTGTAAATCGTTTTCAAATCCCTTGACAACATCTTGTCCAATTTTATTTAAGTCTTGATCATCAAGTAACTCAGCAATGTTAGGACATGCTATCAGCTCATCAATTTTAAGTTTAGTTAGTTCTGTCATCAGTATCCTGTCGTTGCATTACGACCTACTTGATCGTATCCAAATGTATGTAAAGCTTCTTGATACTCCTCTTCCTCTTCTTCTTCTCGAGTAGGGGCTTCAATAAGTTTATCCAACATCATACCAAGGTAAGCTAAACAGTCTACCTGGTCATCATGCCGGTCACGAGGAAAACGTAAACACTCATCCTCTAATACTTGATACCAATCAGCGTTCTTATCAAACTTAACACCCTTAGCTCTCATACGAGCTTGAATAGATCTAGCTCTAGCTATCTTATCCTTACCACCATGCTTGAGTGGTACAAGGTTAATAAAGGTATTAGTTTTAAACATCTCTTCTCGTAAGAAGGGTCCAATAGATTTAGATACTTGCATATCTTCACAACCAAAGGCTTCTGGCTTATAGATGCGCTGTAATGCAATAAATGTATCTACAATCTCTTGTCCATCTAGACGTTGACGTATAACATCTCTGATTTGTATTCGTTTGTTTTCATCTACACCAGCTACTAAGAATACTGAATAGTCAGCAGACTGTGCTTGTGAAATAGCCAAGTCAGCAGTGATGTAATAGTTAAGCCTAGACTTCTTATCATCATCTGTCAAACCAACAAAGTCTACCTTTTTAAAGTAACTGTTAGCTTCATCTAAAGGGATGTTAAGGTACTCTTGTGAGTATACGTCTGGCATACCTAGTCTAATGTACTCTTCACGAAGAGCTTGTAGTTCCTCTTTACTTTTCTTTTCTGGCCAAAGGATCTCAGTAAAGTCTTGGTTATGTGCTTTATACTTAACTGATTTCCACAATGATCTGCCAATAGAATAAGTCTTAAGGCCATCTACAATAGTCTTCTTATCCCCTTCACGAGGCATTAAAGATTCTAAAAGACTATCCATATGAAGAATAGTACCTACCATGCGAATGATACCATTATCACTTCTACAAGGTAGTAAAGCACCATAGAACCATCTACGGAACTTAACCCTACGATCTCGACTGACAACAGCCTCATCATTCTCCATATCATCACATAGAATAATATCAGGACGACTACCGTTCCAAATGAGACCACGAAGCTTTTGCTCGGCGCCCTTTGCAATGATACGGAACTTATGTCCATCTTCAAATTCTACAATGATATCTGTTTCTGTTTCTTTAGCAAACTGTACCATACCCTTTTCATTCTTCTTTAAACCAAACATCTGGATAAGGGTTTCATTTTCAGTTAGCTGTTGTTTAATTGCTCCAAGGAATAAAGCAGACTGTGATTCAGTATCTGAAACCAGTAACATGAACTTACGTTCCCGGAACAAGAGCGTAGCTAATCCGTATCCCATCGTGACCGCAGTGGATTTAGCGTGCCCCCGTGGGGCGGAGATAGCTACAAACTTGTCTTTACTACAACACAGATCCCACCACTCTAAATGACAAGCTGGTGTTGATACTGCATCGCCTAGATTATTGGATAATACAGAACCCATCAATCCATGAATTACTTCTTTAGTTACCAGCATCATCTACCTCAATATCAATGATCTCATCATTGTTAACAGCCTTATTAAGCTGCTTATGGGACATGCTAGCAAACTCTGCAAACTTCTTAGCAAGGAACTCTAATTGGTTATTAGTATCTATCTTCTCTGTAATAGAAATAGGTTTACCATTTAGAACGTTACGCTTATCGATCATATCGACAGCTACCTTATGAGCATCTTTTAGATTAACGGGTTTACGAAAGATCTCACCAGTCTTCTGGTTAAATCCAAAATCTCCGTTCTCAAGCCTATCGGCTACAGTAGACATTGACTTCTGAATGATCTTAGAGATATCAGCATTAATCTCATCATCTCGTTCATCTTGTAACTGTTGTACCAGTTCTTTCCACCAAGGTTGATATCTCCAGATATGAAGAGTAGCTTTAGGAATTCCAGTAGCAGCAGCGGTCTTAACTTCAGATCCAGTAGCAAGGTACGTAAGTACTGCATCGATCTTCTGTTGTTGTGACCATGGCTTACCCTTAATAGAAACACCCGCCTTACGACGACGTTTAGGGGCTACAGACAAATTGGCTAATGACTCTCTACTCATACAAGGGTTCCTTTTACTATTTTATATACTAATATTATACCACAGAATTAACGCTTTGTCAAGCTTTACAACATATTTATTTATTACACCATGTATATTGACAAGAATTAGATAGTATGTTATAATAAAATATATTACTATATATTACTTATATTATTATTTTATTATCTTATTATTTTATTATTATATTTATATTATAGTAGGCCACTATCTTTGTACAAAGAAGAGACGAGCACCGTCGACCCCAGGGAGACGTGTGCGAGGGGTACAATGCTTTCCCCCGAGCCATATGTTAATACAAGTAAAATAGTCCCAGGTCTATCCCCCCTCTATTCATAAAATTATATAAATTATAGGAAGGTGACATAAACACATTTTAACAAGAATTCTTTTTTCCCCCACCCCGGTATGTTACAGACCTGTAAAACCCTGGTAACATATGTTATACATACCACATCTATAGTATAGAAATATAATAGATGAAAGGTTAAAAGGAGTGTGTATTAACCACAATAATAAAATCAATGACTTATAGTTCCCCACAATAGTTATATATGTATGTAAGTACATACTAGCATTCGCCTTCGTCGACTGTCCTACAGTCTCCTCGGAACTACACTAAAGTATAGATACACGCTCTAGCCGCTATGGCTATACACACAGTCTTCATTCTACAATAAGTCGCCTAACTCCCCAAGGTCGTTCACAAGCAGCTAACGCTACGCTTACGACGACAAGTCGTCTATAGCCTGCTAGTTCACTATCCCTTGGTGATCGGCTTTGTTATTGTTCATTCGCCTGATGCGTATATCCTATATGCATTTTTTCTTTTTTTTAATTAACTTATTAGGAGTTTACTATGTTTTTAATTATGGGTTCTGTACACATTATCGCTGCCGCTGTTCTAGTAATAGCTGGTGTTCTTACTAATCAACCTTCAGATGATGTAGTAATCTGGTCACAATTCATTGGTGGCTTAGTCGAGTTAGTTATCGGCTCAGTTATCTTCTTTAACAATGACTGCAAATTTGAAGTTTAATCGGAGGTTATATCATGTTAAAATCAATCTTAACTCACATTTACTATCTAATCATTGGCTCTTTAATGGGCTTTGTTCCGTTCTACTTACTTTTCCTAGCAGGAATTGCCAAGTAAACTCTCGTTTCGGGCGGTCTGGTTCGCTGAACCGCCCTTCACTTATTAATAAGGAATTTTCAATTATGTTATACAATCTACTTTTTAATTCTTCTATCAAACGTACAATCGCCCTTGATGCTAACGAGGGTCTTGATGACCTTGCATTCGAGAATGGTTGGAGAATCGTCCTTAACGCTGCTGAGGAACGTCGTATCAGCAAAGAAATACACCGTCAATCTGTTGACGAATGGCGTCGTTATCTAGCTAATCTAGCTGGTGACGATTGGTTAATGGTAGACAACCCAATGTTCACTCCTTATTACGAAGACGGGTTTGACGAAGACGATGAAGATACTTGGTCTGAACTTGATGACCCAACCGATGATGCTGATGGTATCGCTGACTTCGGTCCTTCTGACCAATCATACGACATGGAAGAAACTTTCCATTTTCTAAACAATCAATAAACTCTCCGACTCTCCGCCGTCCTGTCTCTGCGAGACGGCGGTTCGTCTCTTAATTAAATTAACTTTATAAGGAATTAAATATCATGGCAAATAACAACCAAACAACTCGTGCACAATTCGATTTCAATACATACAACGCCGTTATGCGTGGTGCTAACGCTGGTCTCAAGTTATTCTTGGTGACTCAATTACTAGGTGATGTAGCTGGTTCTGCTACTCGTTATCGTAGCCCACTAGCTAAAGAATTAGTAGATTTGTTAGACGAAGCATCTGCCCTACGTGAACGTTGGAAAGAAATCGCTGCTAAAGCTGACAAACAAACACCTGTTAGCACTCCAACAGCCCCAATCGGTGATGTTCCTGTTGCTGACTTAAATCAATACGCACAAGCAATATTCTAAAGCATTTAAACATCCTGAGAATGATGTAAAACTTCTCATTTTTTATTGTGCTGTTCAAATGTTGCTTCGCAATATATTTAATATGAATATTACTCCACATTCGTTACGTAATATTGTAATATATAATATAAAAAGCAACACCTTTTAACGCTTAAACCAACACCTTTAATTAATCAGGGGTGCGGGGATTTCGGAATAACAGATTTGGAGATTTTATATGTGGACAGTTCGTAGATTAAATCAGTTTTATGACCAAGAAATCATGATTCAATATGGTAAAAATCTAAAGACCATTGAAAAAGCAATTAATCGTGCTATTAAGTTACAAAACGCAGTTGTTTTTCATTGGAATAAACCTGTAGCCATCATTCGTAACGGAAAACAAACACAATGACAACCGATACTAATGAAATCAACTACGAACTTCAAATAGAAGCTCCAATTGCTGAAGTATTATTTGAACCTGATTTAACTGTTGAAGATGAACCTGATCCTCTTACAGTTGTACATCCAACTCAAGACAATACTACTTGGGAACAGCGTAAAAAAATGCGTGATTCTGCTGAAATGCAAGGATTTACGCCTGGTTGTGCAGTAACTCTTCGCAGTAATGCTCCTCGAGATCGTGTTGATCCTGAATCTTGGGGCTTTGTAACTTCATTAGTGTCATATTGTTATGGTTATACTGGTAAATATGCACCAATTCGTTGTTGTTGGTTAGATGGTTCTACGACATACCACTTTCCAACTGAGTTAATTGTCGTTAACTTTGCTCCAGATGATATTGATCTGGGCATGATTAGTCGAGGTGAGTAATTGCTGACGCTAGTCGCAAGAAAGGAGCTTGCTCATGTATCTTGATAGAGATGGTTTATATGTAATTTACGAAGGTGAGCGTGATAGACGCAAAGTTATCCTAGTAAAAAACTATGATATGGCCGACTTTATTGAACAATTTCGCAGACAATTCGGTGGTTTACCACATGTTTTGTCATGCTTTGAGCTGTCT